GCAACGTTCATCGCCGACAGCGACCTCGTCAAGTCCATCACCGTCAGCCCGTGACCCTAAAAGGAGGCCCACAACATGGCCACCTACACGGTCACACACAAGTACCTACTCGATAATTACGCCGTCCTACAACTACTCACCCCCTCCGAAGTAGTCGTAGGCGGCGCAATTACCGTCACAGGCGTCGACGCAACGTTCAACGGCTCATACACCGTTTACGCGCTCCCGCAATACCTGTACGTCGGCATCGATACCGAAGGCGACTTGCTGTACGACTATCAGGTACCGATCCAAAACCAGGTGCTGTACGCCAAGACTGCCAGCAACGTCGAGCGCGTCGCATCCACCGGGTCGCTCGCATACACGCCCGTCTGCACTTGGATCACCGCAACCAACATTGAGGACTGGCTTGGTATTGGCACGGCGACCGCAGGCGACGCAGCGTTTTTGACGCAATGCGCCGCAGCAGCCAACCAATTCTGTTACCGACGCCGCCAAGAGGCCGGATACATTGACAGCGTCAGCACCAGCCCATCAAGCGACGTCACCCTAGGCACAATCATGTACGGGGGCGCTTTGTACCGTCAGCGCGGCTCAATGGATCAGTTCGCGTCGTTTGACGGCATGGCAACCGCCCCAGTCGTCGGCCTATCGGGCATGGTAAAGCAGCTGTTGGGGATTGACCGCCCACAGGTGGCCTAATGCCCGTACCCGCATACACCGACCTGTTCAACGAGGCCATCGACGACCTAACCGCAACCCTGCAAACCATCACAGGGCTACAAGTCGTCAACGATCCACGAAACATTGTCCCACCGTGCGCGTTTATTGACGCACCATCATGGGAAAGCTGGAACTACAACATCGTCAAACTGACATTTCCCGTCAAAGTGCTGACGCTCGGCCCAGCCAACCTGGATGCTCAGCGATCCCTGCTCAACATTTGCGCCATGCTGCTAGCCAAAAACGTGGCTGTCACCGGGGGCCGACCAACCGTGATTGACATTGGCGGCTCAATCTTGCCTGCCTACGATCTCACCGTCACCATGCAAGCCCAAACCAGCTAGGAGCAATCATGTACGTCATTGTCAGCCCGCGCCTCGGTACACCAGGCGACAAATTTGAGCCAGTAGAAGGCACCAACATTGACGCCCTGCTGTCGGCGGGCCTCATATCCACCGACAAACCAAAAAAGTCGTCTAAAGTCAAAGCAGAACCAGTCGAGGAGTAACCCAACATGGCAACCAGCGTCTACCTGTCCAACCCGGCAATCGAAATCAACAACGTCGATCTGTCCGACCAATGCACCGCCGCAACCGTCACCTACACCGTTGAAGCGCTGGAAAACACCGCTTTCGGCTCAACCGCCCGCACCTACACCGCAGGCCTCGCCAACAACAGCATCACCGTCACGCTGTACCAGTCGTACGCATCCAACGAAACCGAAGCGTCGATCTACGCGCTCGTGGGCACCACGACCACGTTGGAGCTGTCGCCGACGGCCGCAGGTTTGACCACGCCAACGGCTGCATCGCCGAAGTACACGCTGACTGGCGCATACCTGGAAAGCCACACCCCGATCAACGCATCGCTCGGCGAATTGTCAACGATCGATCTCACCTTCACGGGTGGCACACTCACAAAGGCCACCAGCTAGTCATGTTCTCGCCAGCCCAATCGGGCGGCGCTGAAAACAAACCAAGCAAGCCCGCGCTGGCGGAGCCTTGCCCGACGAAAGGTAACTAATGCGCGTCAAACTCAAAGTTGACCTCAAGGACGGGCGCGAGCCACGAACAATGGTCACAAATATGCTTGCGATCGTCGAGTGGGAGAAAACCGAAAACCGCCGATCAGCGGACGGCAAAGGCATCGGTTTTGTCGATATGTGTTGCTGGGCATACATCCTGTGCAAGCTCGCTGGCGACAAAGTGCCGGGCACGTGGCGTGAATGGGTCGCTGAACACCCGGACATGGAAATCACGCCCATTGAGGAAACCACCGACGAAACCCCTACCATCGCGGCACCTGGCGACGCTCCCTCGCTGAGGTCTTAGTTATGACGGGCTACTGGCCGCCGCAAGTGGAGTTTGACACTCGAGACATGACTACCGTGTTTCATGTGCTTGAGCTGCAACAGCAACAAGCGAAGCGGGGTCGCTAATGGCAACCGTTGAGGTGATCGGCGTCAAGCAAATGTTGCAAGACCTCAGGCAAATTGACCCTGAGGCGCGAAAACAATTCGCCAAGGACGCCAAACAGATTGCCAGCCCGATCGTGCTTGAGGCGCAAAGCCGTTACCCGGCGCAAGCCTTGTCGGGTATGCGGTATCGCTGGACGCAGAACGGGCGTCAGTTGTTGCCGTGGGATCAGCGTAAAGCTCGACGTGGCGTACAGGTAAAAGTGGATGCTGGACGCAAAAAAGATGGCGTTGTAACCATCATTCAAAAAGACCCGGCGGCTGCGATCTATGACATTGCGGGCCGTGGCAACTCAAACCGCCTAGGTGACGCCTTGACCGCATTCGCTGGTAACCCGTCGCGCGTCATGTGGCCATCAGCCGAAGCGCACATCACCGACGTACAGGAAGAAATGACCAAAGCGCTTGAACAGGTTGCTAATGAGATAAATCGTAGAATTGCAACCATATGAGCATTCGCATACCCATCATTAGCGAGTTCGACGACAAAGGTATTGCGCGCGCCAAAAAAGAATTCAACAGCCTTGAAACGACCTCAGAAAAAATCGGCTACGGGATGGAAAAAGCCTTCGTGCCTGCAATCGCAGCTGTCGGCGCACTCGCCGCTGGTCTTGGCATGGCCGCCAAAGCAGCTGCTGAAGATGAGGCCGCACAAGCCGCACTTGCCGTACAGCTCCAAAACTCGACAGGTGCCGGGCAAGAACAGATCGCCGAGGTTGAGAAAGCAATTAGCGCGATGTCACGCCAGGCGGCCGTTGCTGACGACGTATTGCGCCCAGCGTTTGCGGCACTTGTTCGTGGCACGAAAGACATAAACGAAGCTCAATCCCAAATGTCGCTCGTGCTCGATATCAGCCGGGCAACATCCATTGACGCAACCACCGTCGCCGACGCGCTCGCCAAAGCATACGAAGGCAATTTCAAGGCCCTGCGATCGCTGACCCCTGAGATGGCGAACCTCATTCGCGAGGGTGCCGACATGGAAACCATCATCAGCGTGTTGGGTGGCACGTTCGGCGGGGCCAATAAAGCCTTTACCGAAACCGCTGAGGGCGGCATGGCCAAAATGCAGATCGCGTTTGCCGAAATGCAAGAAAGCATCGGCGCAGCCGTCTTGCCATTGCTCGAGCGCTTAGTGCCGATCATCACCAAAATGGCGCAGGCCGTCGAAGAAAACGCCGACGTAGTAATCATCCTGGCAGGCGTTATTGGCACTCTGTCGGCCGCAATCATTGCCTACAACGTGGCAATCAAGACCGCCGCGTTTTTGCAGACCGCGTTCAACATCACGCTGGCCGCCAACCCGATCGGGCTAGTCGTGGCCGCCATCGTGCTACTTGGCGCAGCTCTTGTCGCCGCATACGCCAAATTCGAGGGCTTTAGAAACGTCGTAGACGCCGTATTCGGTGCACTCAAAACAGGTATCAAAATCGCCGTCGATTACGTCGCAAGTTACCTAAACAGCATGATCAGCGTATTTCGCACCGTGTTCAACACGATCGCAAACCTATGGAACTCAACCCTCGGAGGCTTGTCGTTTGAGATCCCCGACTGGGTGCCAGGCATCGGCGGTCGAGGCTTCAGCATCCCCGAAATGCCAACCATCGGTGGCGGGGCCGCTAGCGGCGCTTTAGCGACCGTAGGAGGCGACAAAAACCTTGGGGTGCCCATTCCCTCATCTGCGGGTGGATCGGTCGTCGTAGCGGCTCCTAGCGTCCCTACAGGGGGCGGTGGCGGCGGGGGCGCATCCGTCCGACAAATCATGGAAGCCCCAAATATGTTGGGAGCAGGCATCGCCAGCAACCCGTTCACGTCGAGCGCCCGCAATGCCATGCTGGAAAACGTCACCGTGAACGTCAACGGCGGATTGGCGACCAGCGCCGAGATCGGGCAGGCCGTGGTTGACAGCATCCGCGCTTACAACCGATCAGCTGGCCCGGCTCGCATTGAGGTCAGCGGGTACGTCTGATGCCCGGCACAGCAATCGTTCAATCAGGCAACTACCTGCTCGAAATCGACGCAGGCTTTTCTATTGACGCATTTACCCTGGACGACACAACTAAAGGTGTTTTAGACAACACGACTTACGTGTTGGACGGCACCACTCAGTTTGCTGACGTTACCGACGGCACTCTGAACATTGCGGTACGTCGAGGTCGCAAAGATCAAGGCGACCAGTTCAGCGCAGGCACCATGACGTTTACGCTCAACGACACGCTTGCCGACGGCATCTTCAACCCATTTGACACATCAAGCCCGTATTACGACGCCAACGCCAACGTGCCTGGTTTGGCACCTATGCGCCGTGTACGCCTTGGCCGCTACAACGCCACCAACACGCTTGAATACCTGTTCAAAGGTTACGTCGTCAATTACGACTACAACTTTGCGCTGGGCGGGCTGAACACCGTCAGCGTGTATTGCGCCGACGACTTTTACCTGCTGGCACAAACCTACATGGATG